CTCCTCATCTTTTATTTTAATTAATTTAATTTAACCAGTCTTTATCTATAAGTCTCAAATGTATCTATTCTTATAAGTCTATATTCTATATACATATTACTATGTTTATGTATAAATATCCCTATTCTTCTATATATGTATCCCCCCCCACCCTTTTCTAGAACTTTGGGGGTGAATGAATAAAATCATAAATTATCAAAATGAAAAAATTCGGGGCCTATTTTATTTCTATAAGTTTAATTTAACCCCCACTCTTGAGTGTAATAATCCAAACAATACAAAATGGATATTAAACTGGTTATTTTTAGCTCCTGCGCCTTTGAAGGAAAAACAGGTTATACTACCCCAGCCTTGGCTGCAGTAAGTAACTTTTTAGCCCAAAAACAGGGTTATAGAACAAGACTTTATACAGATTCAATCAATTACCATTTCTTTAAAAATATAAAATATGATGAAGTTGTTTTTTTAGACGACGAATTTATAAAACAGTTTCCGCAAAAGGGTTGGAGTCTTGGAAAGTTATTAGCGATGAGTATGGTCAAAGAGCCATTTGTTCATATTGATTTTGATTTACTATTAATAAATGACCTTCCCAACCATATAAAATCTAATGAATGTTTTGCATTCCATAAGGAAACTTATTTTAAAAACCTTTTTAAACAAGAAACTATTCATGAATTTTATAGTAAATACACTGTTCAAAATGAATTAAACTATGAGGAAACATTATCTACCAATTGTGCAATTATTGGTGGACAGAATTTTAACTTAATCAATGAGAGTTGCAATAAAGTTATTGAATACTCGATTTTAAATAAAAGCTTTTTTGAAAAAAGTTACGATTTACAACACTCAAGGATTGCTATGTTTTTTGAACAAATTCTACTATTAAATATCATTAGAAATAAAACCTTATTAAAAACAATTCCTACCGTTATACAGGAAGAAACTCTAGAAAAAATTCGTTTAAAAGCTCAAGAGTTAAAACTACTACATTTGTGGGCACAAAAGAGTGACTTTTTTAATCGTTTTATTAAAATTGCTAAAAATAAAAAAATTAGTTTTTAATTTCGATAGTTTTCGCTTTAGCTCTTTCAGCTTTTTGAGCAGAGACGTGAAGAACCCCGTGGTCGAGTTTAGCCTCAATTGTATCCATGTTTAATGTCAACGGAATGCTTACCGAATGGTAAAATTTAAGATTATCTTGTTCTGCACTAATATGTAAAACATTATTTTCAGCCGTGAGCTTGATACTTTCTTTACGGAAACGCGGCAACTCAATTTCTAAATTGTAGGAATCTGTTCCAGAGTCTTGGAATCCGATGAAATTAGAAAAACTATATTTTGGACTTGTTACAATACTGAAACTATTTGACAGCGTTGGCCAAAGGCTATCTATATCGTCAACAAAATCCCAAGTTGAAATCGTATTGTTTAAAGGTATAAGAGAATAATTTAAATTCATAGTGAAAGATTAGACTTTATATATAATGAAATGTTCAAAAATATTTTTACGAATGAAAATAAAAAGTGTCCATACTATATATAGTGTAAATATAAGTATTCTTTCATGAAGTCGAAAAAAGAAACCCCGCGCGACGTTTCTCCGTACACGGAGAAGAAAAAAACTAAAACAACTATAGATTTAAATATTCGTGAATTACCATGGACAGATAAACAAAAAGAATTTATAAATCTTGCTTTAGATAAAAAAACTAAAGTCGTTATCCTTAGAGGTGTTGCTGGCACCGCCAAAACAATCTTGGCCGTTTACTGCGCATTAAGGAAAATCAAGGAAAAAAAGTCTAGCGAAATATATTATAGCCGCGTTCCCGTTGAATCCTCTGTTCATGGAATTGGTTATATCAAGGGGACTTCTGAAGAAAAAATGTCACCATACACACAACCATTAGTTGATAAATTAAATGAGTTGCTGCCCATTCCACACGTTAAGGCCCTTATGATGGACGAAAGGATCGTTGGTGTGCCATTGGGATTTTTAAGAGGTTTAAATATTTCAAACGCCAGCTTTATCATGGACGAGGCGCAAAATTGCCGTATCGAAGACTTCTTATTAGTAATGACGCGTATGGCAAACTTTTCCACGCTGTTTATTTGCGGAGATGCCCAACAATCAGATATTAAACAAAGTGGATTTAATAAAGTATTCGAATTGTTCGATAAAGATTGCGCTAAAGAGCGCGGTATTCATACTTTTGAATTCGGTAAGGAAGATATTGTAAGATCTGAAATTCTGTCCTATATTATCGAACAGTTTGAAAATATTAAAAAGTAATTATTTATAATAATCAATAATTTTTTTAGGGATATCTAGGTATTCTTTATAAGATTTTAATATTCGATTTGGCGATTCATCCTGAATCTTTTGATAAGTCCTATTGTCTTCTGGCCATTCGTTGAATTTATAAAGAAATGCGTATTTATATAGGATGGCATTGGCCGCTTGTGCGTATTTCTTATGGTCAAAAAGATTGTTGTTTTTAATAATTTTAACCACACCTTTCTCACAATTAATTTCTAATTCCATTAGTGCAATTAATTCTGTTTTATATTTTTCCGGTTTTGAAAGAATTTGAGAGTACGTTACGTCGTAATTACAGAAACGGTCCCAGTATTTAGAGTTGTCACGCCACTGCATAAAATGACAGTATTCGTGGATAAGAATTCCAAACCATTCTTCCTCGTCTAATCCGCCTTTCGCAACCTTAATTACAGGATTATCTTTTGCATCTAAATAGAAAAGTCCAGAGCATTTATTCTTACCGCCACAGTATCTGCCTTTTACGAAAATTAGTTTACCATCGAGATCTTCGAGGTCCTCTTTAATTATACTATATACATCTGAGTTTATTAAAAACGACATCAGTAGTGATTTACACCGTTATTTTTATAAACTGCTTACAGAAGAGATTTTAGAATTTTTTTGTGTAAGTGTATAAAATACTAGTGTATGAAATACTTTTGCTCAAAATGTGGTAAGACTACCGAATATAATTTTGAACTTCCTAAGTTCTGTTCTTGTTGCGGCCAAGCTTTCGCTTCAAAACCTGTAGTAAAACAGGAATCTAAGACTGAAAAGTTTTTAAATGAATTAAAATTAAAGAAAAATGTAAACCGTTACGATGAAGAGGTTTACGATGAAGAGGAAATTTCAACTATCGATTTTAAAAAAGTAAAAGCCTCTTTTAAATTAGACCTTTACCAATCAAAGGGCGAGTCACTTGGAAGCTTGATTGACAACCCCTCTCAGAAAATAGATTTTGTACAAGACAATCCCAAAAATGAAAAGAAAACAAAAGAGCAAATCTTAAAAGAATTTCAAAAAGAAGCTGGGCTTTCTAGAAATCAAGAATAATATATGCCTTCCAAAAAAGTTGTAAGGCCCACCTTCGAAGAGTCGATAGATATTATCAATTCTGAAATTCAAAAACGTAAACACCGTTGGCACTTAACAGCTATCGCATGGATGGACTTTGACGATGTATCCCAAAGATTAAGATTACATATTTATAAAAAATGGGAGAAATGGGATTGTAAAAGACCTTTAAGGCCCTGGCTTAATCAGGTTATCAATCACCAAATGACAAACATGTTAAGAAACCACTATTCGAATTTCTCTAGACCTTGCCTAAAGTGCCCATTTAATACTGGCGAGTACGGTTGTTCCATTTATGGTTCACAAAATAATTCCTGCAAAGACTATAAGAAGTGGGAGAAAAGTAAAAAGTCCGCCTACGATGTTAAATTCCCATTAAGTATGCACAGTCCTAATCATGACAATCCAGAAACAACATTAGAAAGTGTTTTGCACGATACTGAAAATAATATAAATATAGAAGACCTCATGCCGCTTTTTCACGAAATGATGAAAAAACATTTAAGCAATATAGAATGGAAAGTATATGATTATATGTTCTTGCAACATTTTGATGATTCGGAGGTTGCTAAGAAAATGGGTTATAAACTAAGTTTAAAAGAGGGCCGCCCAGCCTATAGACAAATTAGTAAAATTAAATCCCGTATTCTGCAAAAAGCGCGCGAAATTGTAAAGGAGGTTATCTAATGGAACTTGATCAACAACAACAAAACAGGGTAAAAGAAATCTTGCAAAAAAATCCAGACGCAACCTTAACTGAAATTACGGCTTATGCTTATGAAAATGAAACGGTTGATAGTAGAAGCAAAGAGGGTAGGGCTCTGAAACAGTTTTTACTAGATAACAATATAGAATATAAAAATAGATCTGTATTCCAAAGAGACAGGGTTTCTTTAACCGCTGAACAAGAAGAGTTTATAAAGAATAACTATAAAAATCAGCACTACTTAGATATGGCTAAAATTTTATTTAAAAATAATAATTTAACGCATTTAAGTCTAGAGTCTAGAGAGGTTAATAAGTTGGTGGAAAAAATACAGAAAAGCGATCCTACGTATCTTGAGATGAAAACTTATGCCCCCACAGAGAATCAAACTCCAGGGCCTATGGGAGAATATTTTCCACCAAGGCGTCTTGACCAAACGCTTTATAGAATTAATAAATATCTTAATATTGGGTGGGAGCAGGGTAAACTAAAAGCCACTCAACTCAAACAGGTAGAAACCCTCCAAAGGTATATGAATACTTTTAGTTTTTGTTATCAAATTAATACTTATAAAAGAGAGGATGATAGAAAACTTTTTGAGGATGCTTTTATTCGTTATACTTATGATAAAGATGATCTTACTCAGGAAGAGTTGGACCAGTTTATCACTCTATGCACTGAAACAGTCACGGCTTCCAGCATTTTACAGCAAGTTGAGGACTTGCGCCAATTATTAAGAACGGCGTCCGAAGAAGACGAGGGTCGGAATATCAAAATGAGTTTGAATGAAGCTATTAGTAGCTTACAAACAGAATATAATCAGTGCCGTACAAGACAGAATAAATTATATAAATCTTTGGTAGATGATCGTTCTAAAAAAATGCAGGACCGTAGACAGGAAAACGCTAGTATCTTAAATTTAGTACAGGCTTGGAAAGACGAGGAGCGGCGAAAGAGTATTATCAATTTGGCAGAGGCACAAAAACAAAATCTAGAAGAAGAGGCGAAACGTTTATCTTCGATGGACGAATTGAAAGCCGTTATTCGTGGAATTGATATTGATGAAATGGTCAGTGGCTAATATAATATATTATGAACTTAGATAAAAATAAAATATATCTAAAATGTAAAGTTTGTGGAGAGGAATTTAATTATTTTGCCGAACTACAAAAACATTTAAGGGATTATCATAAGCTATCTGTTAAAACATACTTCGAAACGTATTGGAAACGTATTGATCGTTTCGATGGAAAGAAAATAGAATACAAATCTTTCGACCAGTATATCACTTGCGACTTTGTAGACAAGAAAAACTATAAAAACTGGTTAAAGACTTTAAGTAAGGATGAGTGTGCAGATTATTTTACAAATAAAATTAGTCAGTATTGTGATTTAAAGAACCTAGATACCGCACCCGCTCAAGTAGAGTGCCAAACAATTAATTGCTTATTACCCGTTAGTACAATCGAATCCTTTTCTGGAATGAGCTACAATAATTTATGTAAAAAAAGTGGATTACATTCCAGATTTAATTATTCTATTCCAGATGAAATTCCCTTTACAGCCATTCCACAAATTATTGTAGACACTCGGGAACAAAAACCTTTTTCTTTTGAAGGCCATACTTTGATTGAATCTAAATTAGAATACGGAGATTATTCTCTTCATCCTAACAATAAATTAGCCGTCGAGCGTAAAAGCTTAAACGATTTTTACGGGACGTTAAGTGGCGGACGCGAAAGATTTGAAAGAGAAATACAAAAGGCTAAAAAATTAGAGGGCTACATCGTTGTCGTAGTCGAGTCAACGATTAATACAATGATGTATCAAAAACAAAAATTTAGCAAAGCTTCTGGAGAGTTTGTCGCCCATAATATGAGACAGCTATTAAGAAACTATGACAATTTACAATTTGTTTTCTGTGATGGCCGTGAAGATGCCAAAATTAAAACTCTACATATCTTAGCAATGAACGAAGAAGCTTGTAAATTTGATTTGCAATACTACTTTGACACAATATGGCCCTTATAGTAGGAGATCAAAATAAAAAGCTGATTGTTGACACTAACAAGGAGCTTTCCGAGTTAAAAGGAGATTTAACAGACCAAGAGGCAAGAGTTTCTCTTGCTAAATTCTTACGTTATAACTTGGGTTTTACTACCGATTTAGCTTTGGGGCTAACTTTAGAGTCTTATCAAGAGTTAACATTAAATTCTTTTTTTAATAGAAATTATTGTATGCTTATTTGGGGCCGTGGTTGTGCAAAAAGTTTTTGTGCTGCAATTTATTGTATATTAAAGTGCATGTTTGAACCTGGAACGAAAATACTGATTGCCTCAATTAACTTTCGTACAAGTCGCCGCGTATTTAATGAAATCGAAAAATTCTTGAGTTCTCCACAAGCGGCTTTAGCTAGCCAATGTTTTGGATTAAAAAGCAAACGGAACGATCAATATGAATGGCAAGTTAATGGGGGAAGCATTACGGCCATCCCGTTGACTGGAGAAAAAATTCGTGGTATTCGTGCAAACGTTCTTATCCTTGATGAGTTTTTATTGTTGCCACCAGATATTATTGACAACGTTCTCATTCCGTTCTTGAGTTCTCCACGAGATGTTGGAGAAAGAATTCGTACTAGAAAATTAGAAGATGAATTAATTAAAAAGGGACTATTACATCCAGACAATAAACAAATTTTTGAAAACACTTCTCAGATGTTATGCTTAAGTTCGGCAAGTTATACTTTTGAACATTTATTTCGTGTTTATCAACAGTGGTCGCATTTAATTGAAAACCCAGAAGCCCAAGATAGTAAAGAGGGGGAATTACCAGGAACTTATTTTATTTCACAGCTAGGTTATGAGGCTTTACCGCCGCATATGGTAGACCAAGGTGCAATTCAAGTTGCTAAAAGCGGGGGAAGTTCTCACCACTCTTTTCTTCGTGAATATTGTGCGCGTTTTATTGATGGGGGTGACAGTTATTTTTCACCTAAAAAAATGCACGATTGTACAATCCCAGACGGTGAATATCCAACAACTAAAGTCATCGGAGATTCAGATAAAAAATATATTATATCTATCGATCCAAACTTTTCTTCGTCAAAGGGCGCGGACTATTTTGCTATGAGCGTAGTTGAAATAGATGAAGAGAAAAAGCAGGGAATTTTAGTTCATGGTTATCAGGCGGCGGGATCTTCGCTACAGGATCATATAAAATATTTTTACTATTTATATAAAAACTTTAATATTGCCCTAATTGTAATTGACCATGCTGGTGCTGACACGTTTATAGACGCGGTAAACAATTCTCAATTTTTTAAAGATATAAATCGTAAAATTGGCTTTGTCGATTTTGAGTCCGATAAAGAAAACGAAGATTATACTAAAATGTTAAAAGATTGCGCCCGTCAATATAATAAAGATTTTGGAAATATATGTATTAAACAATATTTTACCAGTTTCTTTTTGGGCAGAGCTAACTCCTACCTACAAACCTGTATTGATCATAAAAAAATATGGTTTGCTTCTAGAGCTAGTAACCACCCAGATATATTAGAAAATATTTTTACAATGAATCTTCCTATGGAGTATATCTACCCTAGAGGTATCGGGGAAAAAGCCGATAATGAATATGAGACAAAGAAATTGACCGTTCGTGAATTCATCGAACAACAAGATTTTATTATTCAAGATACTAAAGACCAGTGCGCCAATGTTGAAGTTACTACAACCTCCAGAGGTACCCAAAGCTTTGATTTACCATCTCATCTAAAGAAGTCTACAAGTATCAATAGAGCTAGAAAAGATAACTATACAACTCTGATGTTGGGGAATTGGGGTGTCAAAGCCTATTTTGATATAATGGCCCCAGAGAATTTTGCAAAAAGAAACACTGAATTCGTTGCAGAATTAATTTAATAAAATATCAGATTTCGGTGTAATAGACTGTTATAATAAGTTATGGCGAGTAACAACAATAATAATAAAAATATTAAATTCCCAGAACCGCAGGTAATTGAAGGATCTATAAAGTCAAAAGACACTATAGAAGTCAAAGCTAGTCGAGGAGAGGTGAACACCTCCGTAAGAAGGAACAGATCTTCAACGATTTCTAGAACTGATAAATATAAAAATATTGAAGGCGGCGTTATTCCTTTTATTTATGGTGGTGGGTATGGTAAATATACTTCTAACATAAGCATTAAAGATACTATTATTCTTTGCCAAAAAGCTTATTACAATTTTTCTATTTTTAGAAATACTATAGACCTAATGACTGAATTTAGTTGTTCGCCAATTTATTTTACAGGCGGAAATGAACAGTCTCGCAAGTTTTTCCAAGCATGGGCCGATAGGGTCAATCTATGGCGTTTACAGGACATGTTCTTCAGAGAATTTTTCCGTAGTGGGAATGTATTTCTTTATAAATTAAACGCCCAATTTACAAAACAGGACATGAGAGTTCTTTCTGATTTAATTACAACAGAGGCTCGCGCTGGAGAGATTCCAGTTAGGTATATTATTTTAAATCCTGCAGATATTCAGGCTATTGGATCTGCTTCATTTGTAACTCCCCAATATGTAAAAGTATTAAATGATTTTGAAATGCAGATTTTAACTAATCCAGAGAATGATCAGGATAAAGAGCTTGCTCAAAAAGTAAAGAATTTAAAAGATTTAAAAAATACAAGTAGTATCACACAGTCAAACCAGTACATGATCTTTGAACTAGAACCGGAAAGATTTGTACCTATTTTTTATAAAAAACAAGACTATGAACCATTTAGCGTGCCAATGGGTTTCCCAGTTCTTGAAGATATCAATTATAAGCAGGAGCTTAAAAATATGGATATGGCAATTAGTCGCACCATACAGCAAACAGTGCTGCTAGTTACGATGGGAAATGATGAAGTTGGTATGCCTACCAAAGATCAGATTGGAACGCTGAGAAAAATATTTGAAAACGAAAGCGTTGGACGTATTTTAGTTACTGACTATACTACGAATATTAAGTTTATTATTCCAGAGATTAGTAGTATTTTAGA